CCTCCTCCCCCTCCTCCCCCTCCATCTGCAATTCCATTATCCCCACCATCTTCTCCATTGCAGTTACCGGACCCACCTATGCCACCACCTTATGTGTCTCCATCCCCTTTGCCTTTAGATAGTACTCAAACGTTAAATATTATGCTTGATTTCGAAATATTAGAATCAAAATATATGAATCAATGTTGTGAAAATACTTGCAATATTTCTTTGAACTCAACAGAATTATCATTCATTTATGAGTAAAAAAAATGGTATTAGTTGTTTAATTTAAACAGGAACGTTATCGATTGTTTTTTTAATAATATTTTGAATAGGGTCTTCCGGAGACCATTCATCCCATTTATTAAAAATATCATCAACTATGTTTACAATTTTTTTACATTCATCTATTTCATTTTGTTCTTCTTCGCTTATTTCTTGAGTATTCTCGTCTTCCTCACTTTCTTCTTCCTCGCTTTCTTCTTCTCCACTTTCTTCTTCTTCTCCGCTTTCATCATCACTATATTGGTTATTCATATATTCATGGAACCTTTCTTCAAAACTTCCATCTTGCTCGAAAAAATGCTGTGCCTGAAACATAAGGGCTTTTTTTATATCCATTGCTGTAACTTTTCTGCGTCCACATCCTATTGTATATTTACCCGCAGTTATAAGAGAATCTTCTTGAAACATTTGGAGTAGGGTTTGTATCATTTTAATATAGTTTTCGTCTAAAACGTATTTTTCTTCTACTTGTTGGAAACCTGTTTTTAGAAAATTGTAATCACTCATTTTTTTTTAATATTTTTTTATAATAATAATATTGTAACACACTTTCGGTAAAAATCAATATTTTGTAGTATTTGTGTGGAAAAAATCTTTAATAACTTTTATAATATTTTTTCGTTTAGATATTTTGCCATATGACTCATTTCTTTGTTTTATACTTGCATAAGGTGTTGTATCCCATGGAAGAAAGCCAAAACAATCTAACAACCATAATCCACCTGCAATATCTAAAGAAATTCTTCCAACATTTCTTACAATCGTTCTACCTTTATCGATTGGTAAAACTAGAAAAGGAAGATTTCCTTTTTTGTCCATACAATCTAGTAAAAATGAATCAAAATCTTCATCCTTTATGATGGATGCAATTCTATGTCTGGCGGTTGTTGTTGCTATAACACAATCATGTTGAACAGCGATTTGTACAGAAATTATACTATTATTTTTAGCTTCAACAACAAGTTCTTCATACGTTAATACTTTTTCAATAGGTGGTGGTGTAAGATCAAAAAATGACCACCGTGCATAAGGATCATCAGTTTTTTCATGCTCGATTGGTAAAATGTCTATAATCTCTTCTCGTAATTTTTCTTTAAAGTCTGCGATCTTTGATAATCCAGTTGTAATACTTGAGTCTAACATTACCTGTCGTCTTGTAAAAGAATAAAATGTGCAAAAAGTAACAAATAAAGTAATCATTTAAATTACAAAAAAAAAAAATTAATGATATTATCTTTAAAATAAAAATTGTGAAATTAAAATATGGAAGTATTTGGGTGTTATAGTACGACTCCACAAAGATTAAATTTTACAAGTGCTATCGATTCATTTGCACGTCAAACTTATCCAATAAAAAATAATTTTTTATCTATTCCATACGGAGTTCATAACTCTTCTTTAAAGGAATATTATGTACCAAGATTACCTTCTTATTATAAAAAAATAAAAATCATAAGAACATACTATGATTTTGGACCAGCAACAAAAGTATTGGGGTGTATGGATCAAGTTTCTAATAATTCCTTTTTGTTTGTAATTGATGATGATATTGAATACCTTCCAGATTTGTTAGAAACACTTGTAAAATATTCAAAAAATGAATCTGTCATATCTTTTGAAACTTGTTCAGCATCTAGTTTAGGAGGAGTATGTGGGTTTGAAGGATTTTTGATTCGTAAAAATGTTTTAAACGGCATCAGAAAATTTTATGAGAAACTTCCTAGAGAATGTATTTATGTGGATGACATGTGGATTGGTGTATATCTTATGCTCAGAAATATAAATGTGAGATATATAACATCTTATAAACATAGTATTTTTACAAGACTACAATCATGGAAATCAACTTTATTTGATAGTACCAGTTTATCGCATAAAACATTATCGCATTCTTTAAATAATGAAATTTGTTTTAAAAGAATATTTGGAAATATAATGAATAATGGGGTAAAATATTAAATGAATGTTTCTTCATTGTTTGCGGTTTCGTATGATTCGATTGTTTGTACATTTGAAATATCATATGTTGGTGGATTATCTGAATTATTTTGTGTGCAACCATGTTCCGCGTTTGAACATTGGGTATTTTCAGGGCAGGCAAGAATCACACTTGAATCTGAATTTACTACCAATGTAAACATAGGTATTTCTGAATTATTTTGTGGTGGTGTGGATGATGGATTATGTGTCATGGTATTATTTGAAATAATCGAAACATTTCTTTGTCTTCTCTTACGGTATAAATATCCAATTAAAAATATAGTTAATAAAAATGTAGTTGAAACCAAACAAATTGAAATTATTCCTGATACTTGCATATCTGTAGGACTCGAGGACGTTGATTCAGTATAGTGAAATATATAGCAGGAATCTCCACAATATAAATTTTTCATACAAATATTATATAAAGGAGTGCATAAATAATCATTTTCCTTCCAAATATGATTACTTACGCAATGACAACATGATATTTGAGCACCATGACTTGGTCGAAGTTGCATACATGACTCTTGTGGTTGTTGTGGTTGTTGTGGTGGTTGTGGTGGTTGTGGTGGTTGTTGTGGTGGTTGTGGTGGTTGTGGTGGTTGTGGTGGTGGCTTTGGTGGTTGTGGGGGAGGTGGTGGTAATGACGGACCTTGAAGAAATAGATGATGAATACATTCTTCAAAAGATTCATAATAGTTTTCATGGCATCTTAGTTCTGCATCTCTCATAATGCCCGTTGGAGTAGCTTTCTCTTTCGTCAAACACACTGATCTGATTGTTTTTTTTATGTTTGATTCTTGTCAATTAAACTATTTATCTCTGCGTATCCACTACCACCTTTTCCTATTCTTTTGTATTTTTTCTTTCTAATTACAAATAATGTACGTTCTCGATATGCTTGAAAAGGAATGTCTTCAACTGGCAATAAAATTGAACGATACGTTGTACAAAGAAGAGTGTCAACAGATATCCACTACAAATATTTCAACAAGTGTAATAGAGTTTGCTGCGTCTATACTTATCGCACAACTTTCTTACTTGATCAATCCCCTTACTTAATTCAAAAACATTATAGTAATGTATGCACAGGTCTGGAAAAAGTGGTGCTTTTCCATCGGGAAAGTTTAGCCCCGGATGGTCACGTTACCAGACCTGTGTTTTCCAATGCACTGGTACTTGTTTGATCCAGAAGTTTATTTTACCAGGCTAGCAACGATGCATTTCATTTCTAACACAAGTACCTCAAATAACGTGAGCACTACAAGACGAGTTTTTTGGGTTGAAAGTATTTGCGATATTACAAGAAAAAATCCCAGGAAAAAAAGAAGTTACAATCTTGTTAATTTCTCATGCGAAACAAAGGATCTCGATACTCTTTTCAAAACAGAGGCACATAAAGATGTTACTACTGCAAATAAAATATTAGCATTACTACCCGATGATGACAAACGTATTCCCATGATAAGTGATGCATACAAAAGATATACTGGCACATGTATCGGTTGCAGACTTTCACGGAAATTTATTTTTAATAATATATACCACCACTTGAATTGCTCTTGTTGTGGGTACATGGACCACGCTGAAGAAAATTATTCTGCTGATGATGAAGATGAAAATGATAATAACTTTTAAAATTCAAGATTAAAACAGATAAATAACCTACAGGAATGCATTGGAACTTATTTATGCATTATGTTATTTAATATTTTAAAAAAATATCTATTAAAAGAAATGTACTTTTTTTGTACTTTTCTATTGACAACATGTGAAAGAGATAGTTTAGATGATATAATGAAAAATTACGATACACTTCCAGAGCTTCCAGAGCGTCCGGACTGTGGAAATTTGGAAGATGTGTCACGTGTTAAGGATAGAGGATTTTTTGTCATACGGAAAGCTTTTTCGGAAAATGATCTGACAGAGGTACAGTCACACCTTAATGCTATCTCATATCCTAATAGGTACTTATGTGGTGCTTCTGATGTGCAACCGCGAGAGTGCCTGACGATACTACCAGTAATTAAGAATTTTTATGATCAAATGGCAAAAGATTGGATTGACTCTGACTTCTACAATGACGCCATGTTAGGATTGCCTATAAGACAAACCGGAGGAGAATTTATACGTTTGAATAAATGGACGCTTCCTATTGATAAATCGTGTGCATATACCGCTCTTCTTCTTGATACAAATTGTACATATGAAAACTTATCAAATGATTTTTTTAATTGTGCTATTGGCACAATATATAAGTATACAATGGAAGAATTGAAAGTAAGAATACAACGAATAATAGATAACACAGATTGTACACAGATACGTCAGATTATGGATAATGATATGTTAGACTATAGTATGGGTGGAAAATGGTTTAACTTTCCCAAATGGGGACATGATCGAAGTTGGAGCAATTTTAAGGCATATTTGACCACTGCTCTGAATGATTCGACGTGGTATCAAGGATATCATGACTGGCATACGGATGGTCCACACGCATGTGGAAGATATCACAAGTTTTATGTCATGTTGAACAAAAAAAGTGAGGATTACCTACGTGGAAATATAAAATTGGTTCCTGCACAATATTCACATAATGTGAATAAATACAGAAAAGAGTTTTTAAATAAAAAAAATATAAACCGTATTATGGGAATACGCGATGACTGGTCGTTTTACGAAAAAATGAGTTGTGATATACCTTTAGCAAACGGCGATGCTGTCTTTTTTCGCGAAGATGTTTGGCATCGTACACAGGGTGTTGACGTCGATCGCGACGCATACATTAGTGATATTATAAGATATCCAATACCCAATAGTTTGAATTTATTACCTTCACATAGATTCGCATGCACATACGATTC